CTAAAACAACGTGAACAGCTAGAAGGATACCTGAATGAGCAACTACGAGAGAGACGAACTAAGGAGACAGGAGATGGCTCAGGAAAGAAAGGAAGAAAAGGTATGGAATACGACAGGTTTAGCGCAGAACATGAAAGCGAAGACCCAGTCGCCCCAATATAACCCAACTTTACGTTACGACGACCCAACGGTAAAAGAGCTTAGGGACCCAGTCGAACATCCGGCCCACTATACATTTGGCAAAATAGAGGTTCTCGATGCAATTGAGGACTGGGGGCTGGATTATCACAGGGGAAACATATTAAAATACCTAGTTCGGGCGGGGAAAAAAGGAGACAAATTAATAGAAGATTTACGAAAAGCCCGGTTTTACCTTGATAGGTATATAAGGCTACACCAGGAGCATAAAGATGGAATCGATTATCATTGAACTAGACGACGAGACGTTTATACATTTGGCTGTATTGGCGCATGAGAGGGAGATGACCTTGAATGATTTGATTGTGCAGCTACTGAGAGAGCAGATTGAAAGGAACCCCGTTAAATCTATAGATATGTAGTTTTATATGGAGACAAATGAAGACCCGTCAGGAATTGCGGGGCTGTTTCAAGGGAAGACTAGGTTGTCAGATTTTTTAATTACAATACCAGGATCACTAGAGGCTGGTTTTTGTGAGCATGTCATTGATAAATACCAACAAAACAAAGCAGATGAAATTGAGGGCACAACAATAGGTGGTGTTCAGCCAGAATATCAGTCCAGAAAAATGATTGAGATTAGCAATCATAAACACTGGGAGGAGGAAGACAATGTATTTAGAGAGGCTATAGGGAAATCTATTAATGAGGCAGAAGTATTTTTTGAGAGTCCTCAAGTTCAAGATTTTGGTTACCTTGTTACTCATCAAGACAGTTCGGGCTATTACCACTGGCATCATGATAGTCACTGGGAAAATCAATGGTGTCGTTTTTACACGTTTATCTGGTATTTAAACACATTGTCGGACGGGCAGACTGAATTTCTATTTGGAGACAAGGTATATCCAAAGACGGGAAAACTTTTGTTATTTCCTGCTAATCCAATGTTTGTTCATAGAAGCACAAAAACAAATTTAGATAAATATATTTGCACTGGTTGGCTTTACACGACATGTGGTAAATGAACAATGGAAAATGATCTAGTCCAGCTTGTAGCAAAACTGCAAAGGGACCCGGTTTTCTATTTTAACAACTGCCTTAAAATCCAGGAGTTTGGGACGGGGGAGTTAATTGAGTTTAAGCTCAACGAGGTACAGGGTATTTTGCACAAGATGATGCAGAGGCAGATTGACCGGGACGAGCATGTGCGGATGATTGTGTTGAAGGCCCGTAGATTTGGTATATCAACGTATGTGCAGGGCAGGTTTTTTCATCATGCAGCGATGAACCGGAATAAGGTGGTCCAGATTACGACGCATAGTAAGGCGGCTACGGATGTCATGTTTAATATGGCCCGGACTATGGAGCAGAATCTGCCGAAGGAGATAAAGCCCCAGATGAAATATTCTGGTAAACGTGAGATGCACTGGGGTAGCGATGAAGGTGGTCTTAACTCGCTGTATAGCTTGAGTACGGTAGGGGGTCGGGAAGTGAGGGGTAGCAAGGTGGACTTTCTACACTGTAGTGAGGTTGCGAGTTGGGGGCATGGCGGGGAAGAGTACCTGCTCGGTCTCCTAAACTGCGTTGTTCAAGGTTTTAAAACGGAGGCGATTATAGAAAGCACGGCTCAGGGCACGGGTGGTGTATTTCATGACATGTTCTGGGATGCGTATGCTGGGGACAGTGGCTGGGAGGCGGTGTTCTTTCCCTGGTTTATGTTTAGTCATTATACAAAGGACTTTAAAAACGATGATGAGAGAAAAGAATTTAAGGCTGTACTTGGAACGGATGATAGATACGGAGGTGAGGAGGAAGCAAAGCTACTTGGAGTCTCGTGTGAGTTTGATATTGGCGCGGAAGATCCGCTCAGGTTTGAGGTAACGCTAGAAAATTTAAACTGGAGGCGACAGTGCATACGGACCCAGTGTCAGAATGACCTGACTAAGTTTCACCAGGAGTTTCCTAGCACCGCAAGAGAGGCTTTTGTATCAACGGGTAGAGGGGTGTTCCCGAGGGAGCAGTTAAATGAGATGGTTTTGGACAGCGAGAAGCTTTCCCGGGAAGTGCCGAGTGAAGGGTTCCATATACCGATACAAGCGTATAAAGAAGGTAGGACAAAAGAGAAGTATATTATTGAGGCTCAGGATGACGGAGAGCTTCAGGTTTGGAAGAGACCTAATAAACAACGGGACTATAGGATAGGGGTTGATGTGGCGGAGGGCCTTGATATAGGCCGAGATACAGACTGGTCGGTGGCTGTGGTGATAGATCCTCACACGTTTGAGGAGGTTGCTATGCTGCGGTGTAAGATAGATCCCGACCTGCTGGCTTGGCAGGTTGCCAGTCTGGGCAAGTGGTACAATAATGCTCAGCTATTTGTGGAGCGAAATAATCATGGACTTGTAACTTTGAAATTTTTACAAGAGATTCATTTATATCCCAATCTCTACTCAGAAAAGATTTTAGATGAAAGGTCGTCTCGTACCGCTAGAAAGCTGGGATTTCATACGACTGTTAAGTCTAAGCCCCTGATAATAGACTACTTACGGGAGCTAATACGGGAGAGGGAGATAAAGATTCACTCGCCAAAGTTACTGGATGAGTTACAAACTTTTGTAAATTTACCTAATGGCAAAATGGCGGCACAACCGGGATCACACGATGATTGTGTTATGGCCCTGGCAATAGCTGCATTTGGAGCAAAGATGTATCCGGCATCGGGTCAATACCAACAGAGACATGTGCCGTTTTACCGTAGGCCGCTTAAACTCTTCAGTCCTTCTAATTTATGACCAATGTTATTAACGCAGACTTTGGGCAACGGCATTTAGAAGAGGATCTCGAACCTATAATGTCTAGTCTGATTGACGTATTTATAGAACATTTTGGGGAAGAGGCTGGTTTACAGCTATCACTTGGCATCTGTGCTTCGCTGAATAATTTGTCTGAAAAACTAGAAAAGGAAATAAATGGCAGAGAAGCAAGAAACAGTGGCAGTTGAAGTCAAGACGGTTAGTGCGCCGCTTGATGATTTAGCCAGTTTGGTTCAGGAAAAGTTTACCGAGGCACGGACTTATCGGAGGGATCACGAGACGCACTGGCAGGAGTCCTATGATGCGTATAGGGGTAAGTACCCCAGTCATATAAACAAATCAACGGAACTGGCAAATGAGCGAGGAATCTTTGTCAACCAGACTAGACGAAAAGTCAATTCGGCTAAAATCAAGATTGGCACATTGTTATTTGAGGATGGCCGCATTCCTTTCAGTATTACGCCTTCTCGGAGGCCTAGATTTATTCCGCCTGACCTGGATGCGCCTGCGGGAAGGCCTGACCTTCTTGAAGATGCGATTCGGGGTCGTGCTGAAAATATGGAGGACAGAATACGGGATATCCTCGATAGGACAGGGTATAACCAGGCTGTTCAACATAGCATCCATGAAATGTGCTTGTATGGCACAGGATGTACGAAAGCTATTTCGTTGGAGAGGAGAAATTTTCCTGTATTCCGCTCGTCAGGAGCTCCAGATTATATGTTGGAGGTGGAGGCAGCGAAGGAAGAAGAACTCGTCCCGGCGGTAAAACATGTTTCTATATGGAACATATTCCCTTCACCTGAAGCAGAGAGTCCACAAGATGCTGACTACATTGTACAACGGAGCTTTGTCAGCCCTAAACAACTTAGGGAAATGGCTAAAGTTGATGACAGTTTCATACCAGGAACTATTGACAGCGTTCTCAAAGAAGGATACGGAGAACGATCAGGATACGACGAAAGCCAACACCCAAGAGTCTACGACGAATCAAGCTACGTCCGGGTGAAAAGCATAGAGATCCTGGAGTTCTGGGGCAAGGTTGATGTCAAAGACTTTAGACCTTATTTAAGTCTGGAAGAAGAAGACATGAGGGAGAACCTTGATGTTGTTATGA